GGCATTAAAGTTTTGCCCCACGCCTGTTTTTTATCACTCGTCGTCCAACCCGAGATTTCACTTTGATGGGGCATTTTTTTAAATTTTGTATCAAATTATCAGGCTTTGCTTGACCACAGTATAGGGTGTTTTTATCCATAGCACACATTGCACAAATCTTATCTTTTAATGGACAATACTCGAACACGCATATCCTCTGGTGGATTACCTTTTTGCAAAAACACCCAGTCCTCACCAAGCACATATCGGTAAGTGGCTATTTTAGCTTTAGTCATTCCCCCGTAATTTTCAGAGGTTTTATAACGTATCCTTGTCCATCTTCCTGAATGGTCTGCAAGTTCGGTTCTTTCTTTAAGAGTCATTTGCCATTTCATCCAAACATGATTCACAAATTGTAATCTTTTCCGATTGGCAATGTGAACACACTTTTTTAATAACCTGTGCATCCCTTTCTATTAATCTGTCTAACTCTTGATCCATGACCCCAAGTAGATTACTTACAACGGAAGATGCTTTTGATAATTCCGCTATAATCTCAAACCTTGACACGTCATCCATTTCGAGTTCAGTGTGATTCCAGATTGAGGTTAATTGATGCCTCATATCCTTTAGTGTATTTAACTCTTTTGATTCCCACGGTAACATATTTAACTCCTTATCGTTGGTGAATAATAAGCATAATATTTATCAAAGTCAATACTTTTTTTCATTTATTTTAATTATTAAATCTTTAACATCTACATCAAAGTATTTAATTACAGAATTTTTTCTTGCCTTAACTGATTCATACCATTCTTCGCCTCGTTTTTCAATCGCCCATTCTACAAATTCCGCAGGTGTTTTATGGGCGGAGAACTTGGATGAAAACACATGACACCCAACACAGAGACAGAATCCATTATCAATATCCCATCTTACTGACCTGATCGCCCGTGAATAAAAATGATGAGCGTTTAATCGGGTGGGTTTATGGCATTTTTCGCACATCCCATATTCACGGACTTTATCGCTCCACGCCTTGTCGAGCTTTTTAATCAGGTTTTTTTTCAAAACGGGAGGCTATCCGTTTCTTTACCATCCAAGACATCTAACAATCCTTCCATCCTTTGTTTAACAATCGCAAGATCAAGCGTTTCTGGTGTTCCCATCGATTGTACTGCCAGTTTAAGACATACCTGTCGATGGATGTCTTTCGTTCTTTCTTGGGTGGTTGCGGAAGGGGTGGATTTATATGAACCGTTAATATTGCTTGGCGTTCCAGTATTCCTTGCAGGAGTACCTTCTTCGGGGATGACATTCCATCCAAACTTATTGGGTTCATATTCCTCTTTGCGGATATTGACAGAGTCGCCTATAGTGAAGTTTTTCAACTTCTCATGCAAGGCATCTGTCGCAAACAGTCCAGTTTCTGTACCGTCCATATCGAAGGCATACAAATGGTATACACCATAGCTATTCGTACCTTCAATAGGGGTATCATATAGAAACTTGACCACATTGTCCGTATTGGCTTTTATCTTTAATGTAGCACGTTCCATGCGTATTCTCCTATGTAGATTAAGATTCTAATTCCGAAATACATTACTCCCATTAAAAAAAGGAAAGCAATCAATGTCTCGAAATGTTTGTTCGTTGCTTCAAAGTATTTAATTAAAATTGATTTCAAAATATTTCCTCCAATACCTTTTCATGGATATAATCAGAATCTTCATTCAATTCATCTAATTCTGCATCAGTTAAATCCCGATCTGGATACCTTGCATAGCAAATATAGGCATCCACGAAGTCAGGATAATCCATTAAGTTTATATCGTCCACTTCAACATCGCATAATTTGTCATAATCAATCATAGTTTTCTCTTAATTGTATCTTTCAATATCTTTATAATTGCCTTGAGCTTTTTAACTTCGGCATCCATCTTGAAAATAGCCTCATCCTTTGAACCATATTTGGCAATATTTTCATCGATTCGTGCCTGTTTATACTCTTGGTAACTATACATGATCTATCAGATTCACAATGTGAGTTTTTGCAGATGTTTCCATCGAACAACATTCGAGGTGAGCATCTCGATCTTTATATTTATCAAGATAATACTCGATTGATTCAACCATATCTTTGAAAGAAAGTCGGCTATGGGTTATTTCACCTTCGCTCTCTTCATCATATCCATCCCAAGCTACCGTGAAATAGAAATACACCTTCTCTAAATCGCCAAGATACAGCCTATACGCCTTTCCCCACCGTTCTTGGTAGACCTTTTGGGTTTTGATCTCATCCCCATTAGTGTAAAAAGCATAAGGGAAGGCTTTATCGCCATGCCTATCTTTATAATCACATTCAATAAAAACGTGTTGATCGGTAACCCTATCGGTTCTCACCATAAAGTAACTATCCCCACCATTCCATACAGGTTCGTGCATCATTATTCTATTCATCTTTTTTACTCACTTTTACTGAATGTCTTTCAAGGAATCTGCACATCTGATCTGTAATCCAATCAATTTCTTCTTTTGTCATTTCTTCAGGAAATTCCAAGATAAGTGTCCCAAGTGTTATTTTATCCATGTCTGAATATACCACTTATAATAGTTAAAGTCAAGCATTATCTTGGTAATGGTCGCATTAATTGTTTCCTCTCTTCAGGAGACAGTTCACTTTTCAACCTTCTTGATAATGCACCGCAATCGCCACAACGGTACGACTCGTATCGATTAACCGTAGTCGTGTAATACCCACCATTGGGGTAAAGGTCGCTACATCCACACGACGGACACGTTTCAATGCCTTCATACAGCCCCATATTCGGATGAGATTTTATCCACGGTCTTAATTCCATATAGACTTCTTCAAGTAGTCTAACATCTTCTTCATTATATTCGAGCATTTTTTTCAAGGCTCTTTTATCGCCCTTAATACAATCAGTCCATAATTGAAAATTGGTTTCAATCTTCCCCTTGTTCGTCATAATTTGCCCTAAATAATCCAATCTATTGGACGAGAAAGCAAAATTCCGCTTGACAACCTTTAAAGTGTCGATTGACTGGTATGGAGAAGGGGGTAAATAACCATTCATGTGAAATCTGGTATTGAGTTTCTTCAGGTCAAACTTATCACCATTGTGAGCAATGACCACATCTGCCTTATCGATTAAGTCCCATATTCCACCTAATACCCTTTTATCGTCATGTCCTATTGCTTCTTCTGGTGTTTGTATATCAGACATTACTTTAGAATCACAAAGCCATTTGGCAGACCAAGATAAAACATTCCAATCTCGAATAACATTGCCGTGGTTTATATACTTATTCCCAAACAATCCCCATACATATACTTCCATCGGGGTAGTTTCAATATCAAACAAGAGTATTTTAGCACCTTCTGGAGCAACATAATATGACTCCCATTTACCGCAATCACTACATCTCGTTCTTTGTTTCCCCTCACGTATTCCACGCTTATGAATATTATTATGTTCACACTTCATATTAACTCCGCTTTTAACCATTTATTAAGAGACTTCTTCCATTGTTGAAAACTGACTTCACCCTTTTCATATTTCAACCAAATTTCATCAAATTCATCGGCAAGTCTATCTGCCATTTTTCTGATATGATAATCCTGATTCTTCCCAGCATTAGGGGGTAGAGAATTAATTTTATCAGAATAATACTTCCTTGCTTTGTGGGAAATATTCACCATATTTTCCATTCCTTATGTTATAACTTAATTTACCCATGCCAGTATATCCGTTTTTATATTGAAAGCGAATTTTCTGCACATGAATCCCTACATAATCTTCATCGTCGTTTCTATGTCGATAAACTGTTATACAGTTATCGCATTTATTGTACCAGTTCGCACTTCCGCTAATATCATACGGCGATGGTACGATAGGTTTTCTGTTATTGTCGCTTTCCATTTTTCTTGGGTGAGCGACAACCCATATATGAATCTCGTGAATCTTGGCAAAAGTGTTTAACCCAGCCAACACACGAGAAACATAGTTTGTTTCATTTTCTCCATCTCGAAACTTATGCTCGACAGTATTCCACGGATCAATTATAAGTCCATTCAATCCATATCGATAATTGAGTAACCTTGCCTGTTCCAATATAGACTCAACGGTAACAGAGTCCTCCTGTGTCCCAATGAACTTGACATGGTCATTCAAAATGCTCATAGCATTTCGGGCTGTTTCCTCGGTAATCCTCTCATCTCCCCAAAATGGTTGTCCTGTAAATTTGCCGACCAACTTTAATAGGTGATGTTTGACGGGAAAATTTTCAGCAGAAAAGATACCAAACTTCCATGAATAATCCTGAATCATATTAATCATTAAAGCATCCATCCATTCTGACTTACCCATGTTGGGAACTCCTGTAATCACCGTAACCTCGGAAGGAGAGATTCTATAGTATTCATCCAATGCCCCCCATCCCGTGGAAAGACCTTTTTGGTCAGGCTTATTTAATAAATCAATCGCATCCTCGAGTACATCGTCAACAGTTACCACTCCATCTATCGGATATGGATGTGCATCTGTGATTAATTCGGTGATTTTATCTTCATCATATTTCATCAATACTTCATTCATATCCTTACAATCTGTGGGATATATAACCCGATAACACTTCTCCCTTCCAATCCTACGAGAGAGTTCATCTCTCATTGCATGACCAGCAGGGTCATCGTCCATAGCGAGAATTACCGTCGTGGCATTCATCAGGTGTTCTTCAGCAGATAGTAAATAAGAGAATTTCTTATCAGAAGGATTTGAATTGGGGGCTATCGCACCATCAGGTACACTCACGACGTTATTATAACCAGCCTCAACGAGAGATAGGGCATCTAATTCGCCCTCGGTAATTATAATTGCCTCCATCCCAACCATATGGTCAAATCGATAAAAGCATTTTTCAGCATTCTTGCTTTGGCGGAATTTCTTGTCAGCAGTTCTTGACTTGACATTGACCACCTCACCGCCCTTTATAAATGGGAACTGAATCCAATGATCCTTATACCCGATCTCCGCATCTCCAACTACTGCCTCACTTATACCTCGCTCTTTAAACCATTTCAAGACATTCTCGGGCAAGTCAGTTAGGGGTGCATCAGGTTTTGTGGGTGGAGGTTCTGCCGATCCATTCAGCGATCCCTTCCATCCACAATGATGACAGTTCCAAACACCTTCATCGATATTCACCGACAAGCAGGGATCAGATTGTTTATTTCTACCATGGGAACATTCAGGACATTTTGTCTTTTCTTGTCCACTTGTATTCTTTAGGTAGATTCCATGGTCTTCAAATGTCATATAGAAATACTCCTTTTTGGCTCTATTTGGTATCTTAACGACGTTTTTATTGATTTATGGTACATAGGTATCAATTATTGAATTTCAGGTGTAAATTGGCGAATTTAGACATCCCATTTGCTGATTTAGACCGTAGGGTTTTTAGGCTTAATAGGTTTTTCGACCAAAAGTCGTCATCTATTGCCCATCGAATCACATCCCTGACACCTTTCTCGTCCCATGAATCTTTCGTGATCAGGTCGTACAGAGTGTTGACCGAGCCTATCGTCAAATCATTATCTTGATGCCATTCGGCTTTGACGTACTCTGGAAACTGTTTATGTTTAGCCGAATAGAAATCCGTTACTATCTTTTTTAAATATTGTAACTGCCCTTGTGTAATGTTTTGATTATAATTAATACGATCTCTCTTATCAGAGTATATATATTTAACTTTATAACTATTGTTATAAAGTGAGTCGTCTGTATTTGATATGGTTTTTACATCCCCACCCTCTGAAGAAGTGGCAGAAAAAGGGGTTACCCCACCTTGAAAATCAGACATGGCTTTTTCCAATTCAGGATTACCCCCACCTTGAAAATCGGACATGGATGTCAGGACAATGTATCTTTTTCGGAACTTTTGGCTTTCTTGATCCTTTTCAATGACGATTGAAATATAACCACGCTCTCGTAATTTGGTCATTGATGCGGATACCGTTGACTTGGTACAGCCAGTCGTATTGGCGAAGTGTATATTATTTTTAGTGCAAATACCATCCTTGTCGAGCGTTGCAGTAATCTCACAATAGATCAGTTTATCTCTTGGAGATAACTCTTGATCGTATCTGATTGTGGCAGGGATATAACCGATGAACATATTTTACTCCTTACTTTAAACGGCAGGACAAGAAAAGGAGGAAACTTGCCCTGTGATCCGTTTATAAAATTTCATTATTTCAATATGGGTTTAACAAGTTGATTGAAATACTCACATTCTTTCCCTTCTTTAATTAGGCATGGCTTATTATATAACTCCTCATCGATCCATTGACCAAGATGAGAGTTAATCATTGCACCTGAACATATATAACCTGTGTTATAATTAGCACAATGTTTTTGAACGTGTCGCACATCTGACTGTTTCATATTACTCCTTTATCTGTTTACACAAGTTAAGCAATAAAAGTCTAATATGCAAGACGCAATTTGGCACATTTATCTGCCATAATGTCAGGCTTGACCTTCTGTTGCTATATCGCATTCGTGATATAACACAGCGTTATCATACATTTCCAAAAGCGTATCCTTCATAACGTCGTGATCGTCCACGATGTCGGTTAATAACTTTACCAATGACATAGTTATTCCAAAGGCAACCTCACCAACGGTGTAATCATCCCATTGTTTTTGCTTATATAGCAATATATCTAAATCCATTGCTATACGAGTAGTATTTTTTTCATTCATGAACACAATACCTCCCATTGCTAATATTCTCTATTTTCATTTCACCAATAACCTCATCAATCATAATTATTTGATCGATGACCTGATCCTGATTTAATTTTTTTTCATAACAGTAATATAATCCATTATAACTGATAACGGAATTATAACTGTGGGTCTCCTCATAATCGTCGGTTGTATACACTTATTCCTCCCCTTCTTC